CAAGAATCTCCTTCTGTTGGCGACCAAGAACTTGAATCCAAAACTGAGAAAGCATTCGCTGAGAAGTTAGAAGATCTCGCTGATGAAAGTACTGAATATCTTTACCATGAATTTGATAAAGATTATTTGGTTGACCCAGTGATTGGTTACAAAACAATTCTCAATGAGACTAAAGCAGTTTGGATCAAAGATGAAGAGAATCTTACTGAAGAAGATCGCAAGTTGATTGCTTTTGAACATGGTAACTACGACAAGTTCAAAGCCGAGACTACCAGCGCAGTCAACTACTTGGTAAAAGAATTTGAGATGCGTAAGTCTGCAACTCTATACAAACGTGCTCAAATTTCAAAGTCTGGTTCTCTGGATATGAAGAAAGTCTATGCATATAAATTGCAGGATGATCTATTCAAACGTGTTACTATTCTCCCACAGGGTAAGAACCACGGTATGTTGTTCTTGCTTGACTGGTCAGGTTCAATGGATGGTGTTCTTGAAGATACCTTGAAGCAAGTTATAAACTTGGCAATGTTCTGTGCTCGAATCAATATTCCGTATCGTGTGTTGGCATTTACATCACAATACAATGACCGTAAGTATCCTACTGAAGCAGAACAGATTCGTCAACGTAACTTCATTACCAACAAACGTATTCGTAATGAAGGTAAGAATGTTCTTACTAATGCCAACAACAATTTCAATCTCCTTGAGTTGTTTTCTAGCAAGATGACTACCAGCGAATTCCATTCTATGGGTAAACGTGTTATCAATCGTAGATTCCAGTGGAACGAAGGTTATAGTACTGGTGGTACTCCGCTGAATGAAGCATTGGTTTGGATGTATCTAAACATCGACAAGTATATCAAACAGAATTCTATTGAGAAACTGACTTTGATTACTTTGACTGATGGTGAAGGTGGTCCGCTGTATTCTTCTGAAGGTGATATGTCTGATACACGCTATGGGTATGATGCCAATGGTATGACAAAGAAAATCAAACAGAAGCATTTTATCCGTGATGAAGTTACGCAAAAGACTTATCAGTTGACAAGATTCGCAAATCCTCAAACTGAAACTTATCTGCGTATGATTAAAGATCGTCACAATATTATGGTTGTTGGTTTCTATATCTGCCGCAATGCTCGTCGTGACTTGCATAGTGCGTTGAATTCTAACCTACCTTCATTCAATGGTGATGTTTATTCTCAAATTGAATCTTGGAGGAAAGACTTCCGTCACCAAGGGTTTGCGTCAATTAAGAATACTGGTCGTGATGACTTGTTCTTGATTCCTCAAACTGCAACGAAGATTGTTGAATCCGATCTCGATGTGAAAGCCGATGCCAACGCAAAGGTTATTGCAAAGGAATTCGGTAAGTTTTTGAACGTAAAGAAGACCTCCCGAGTCCTACTCAATAGGTTCGTAGGCTACGTAGCGTAAGTTATTGATTTAGAAGGGGATTTTATTCCCCTCAAATCTGTAAGGGAATACAAAATTTCGCTTTACTTTAATGCAAGGTTGGCGTATAATAGTTGTATAAGTTGATTGATTATGGTGTTTTTTGAAAGAGGATATATGATGGCTAAGATTGACCCTGCATTTCAGACTGAGTTTGAAAACAAACTGTTTGAATTATTCCCCGATGTTAAGACAGAGGGTGTCGTACAAAATGCGCAGTTGCTAGAAACGATGCGTGTTCTTGGAACCAAAACATCACCCAAGTGGTTGATGGAAAATAAAGTAAGTCGTGGCTTGTATGCTATTAATGGTAGCAAACCCATGGTCGTTGGAAATACTGCGTTGAAACAGGAAGAATCATTCACAGTGGATTATACTAATACAGCATCTTTGATCCCTGCGAAGGATCCGAACTTTGTTCCATTCGGTAACTATGCCGACTTGGAAAATATTATTAAGGCGAAGATTTTCTATCCAGCCTACATCAGTGGTCCGACTGGGAATGGCAAGTCAACTATGATTGAACAGATTTGTGCCAAGCATAAGCGTCCATTGATTCGTGTTAACTTGAACATGATGACTGATGAAGAACAACTCATCGGTACGAAAACCCTTGAAGACGGTAACGTGATTATCGTTGAAGGTCCAGTTCTTATCGCTATGCGAACTGGTTGCACACTATTGCTTGACGAGATTGACGCTGGCTCAGCAAATACTTTGCTTTGCTTGCAACCGATCCTCGAGGGTAAACCTTACTACTTCAAACTCAAGAACGAGATGATTGTTCCAGCACCTGGATTCAATATCTTCTCGACTGCGAATACCAAGGGTAAGGGTTCAGATGATGGTCGTTACATTGGTACGAACGTCTTGAACGAAGCATTCTTGGAACGATTCGCTGTTACCTTTGAACAGGATTATCCTAATGCTAAGATTGAGCAAAAGATTATTGAGAATCTGATGGACTCTTATGGTTGCAAAGACCAAGAGTTTGCGGAGACATTAGTTAAGTGGGCTGACGCAATTCGTCGCACCTTTGCTGATGGTGGTGTGGATGAAACTATTACGACTCGTCGTATGATTCATATTGTTCGTGCGTTTGCAATCTTTAAGAAGCGTGAGAAAGCAGTAGAACTTTGCTGCAATCGTTTTGATACTGCTACTAAGAATGCATTCATCGACCTCTATGATAAAGTTGCAAACCCTGCACCTGAGGTTATTGCAACACCTGAAGTTGCTCCAACTGCAAGTGATGAGGTTCCATTTTAAACTTGACTTGCAATCTAAATCGTAGTATAATATTATTTGAAACTGAAAAAGGAAATTGATTATGTTGAAATTTGCTGACCTGAGCATGGCTCAAAAGAAATGCGTTGTTGCTTTGATTGAAGCCCAACCCTCTCTTAAGAAAACTGGCAAGATCTCTTTGAAAGAAGTCGTTGCTATTACCCAAGATTTGGCATCTAAGCGTAGTGCTGGTGCTGTCAAGATTGGCTATCCTAACTGGTTGTTCAAGACCAATAAAGTAGAACGTGGTGTTTACCAATTGCCAGTTCCTACTGATACTGAACTTTCGAACTACACGAAAGATCTAACCAACAAACCTGCGTCTAGCAAGATTGTTAAGAACAAGAAAGTAGTTAAGGTTACTGCTAAGAGCAAACCTTCTACTGATCTTTCTGAGACCACTCGTCTTGAAAAGATTATTAATGATTCTGTTGAAGTTGATCAGGATACTGAAGACTTCAATCAGATCTTACGTGAGAACGGCATCGAAGTCTAACTCACGTCTTTGGTACCACAGGGGTCACTGCCATCTCCCCTGTGGTTTTTTATTTTGTGATGGTTAAATTATGGAGTCATTTTAAAATGTCTAAACAAAACTTGCTGTTGAAGCACCTTAATGCTGGTAAAGCATTCACCGCAAAGCAGATCTCTGCTTCTTTCGGTATCGCTCAACCAGCGTCCACAATCCGTAACTTGCGTGAGCAAGGCTACTGTGTTTACTCTAACCCAGCAGTTGTAAATGGTGCTGAAGTTGTTAAGTACCGCATCGGCAAACCAACTCGTGCTATGGTTGCTCTTGCTGCAGCTGTGCGTGGTTCTTCTGTATTTACTCGTACAGTTTAATTAAGTGAGTTATAAATGGGCATTCTTCGGAGTGCTCATTTGTAGCATTCATTTGGAGCAAATATGATTGAGTTTATTTTAGGTATCACTCTTCTTATTATTATTGCGATAGTTTGGAAGGGTATTTCCTGTTTGAAAAATAATAATGACACATCGGAGGATTGATGGTATCACCAGAAGAAGTTAAAGCATCTCAGATCGCCACCACAGGTGGTCGTAAATTTGATGGAGGTAAACTACAATATGGTTTGCTTCCACCACTCGCATTAAAAGCGACTGTAGAAATTCTAACATTTGGTGCGGAGAAATACGAACCAGATAATTGGAAGAATGTTCCAGACTCAAAACGTAGATACTTTGACGCAATGCAAAGACATCTTTGGGCATGGAAAGAGGGAGAACAAGACGATCCCGAAACTGGTAAGAGCCATTTGGCACATGCAATGTGTTGCCTGATGTTCTTGTATGAACATGATGTAAAGTATTCGAAAGAATGATGAGCTTTACAAAATTGTTTAAATTATTTGACATACTCTTGTTTTTAGGGTATACTTGTTATACATATTGTTATGTACTTTGATTGGAGAAACCGTAAATGAAACTAAGTAAAGAAACTCTTGGATTGTTGAAAAACTATTCGTCCATTAATAGCCACCTGCTCTTTAAAGAGGGCAACAAACTTGCCACCATCTCTGCGCAGAAAAACGTAATGGCATCTGCCACCGTTGCAGAACACTTCGATAAAGACTTTGCCATCTACGATCTTGTAGAGTTCCTCGGTGCGTTATCTTTGTTCGAAGATCCAGACTTAACCTTTAGCGATAAGTTTGTAAACATTAAGGATGGTAAGAATAGCATCAAGTATTATGCTGCTGATGCTTCTAACATCACTGCCCCACCAGCAAAACAAATCGTTCTTCCTTCTGAAGACGTAACCTTTCATCTGAGCGCAGCAACCTTCCAGTTGATTCAGCGTACAGCTTCTGTTCTACATTCTTCTGACGTATCTATCGTTGGTGATGGTTCTGATATGAAGATTGTTGTTGGTGATAAGAAGAATGCTTCTTCAAACTGCTACGAGTCTGTAGTTGGTTCCACTGACAAAACTTTCAAAGTAAACTTGAAGGTTGAAAACTTAAAGATGATTGCAGGCGATTATGACGTTGCTGTATCTTCAAAGAAAATCTCTCGCTTTAAAGCAACTGGCAATGGAGACTTGACTTACTACGTTGCTGTGGAAGCAGATACTTCTTTCGAATAATTTATTATTTTGAGGTTTATATTATGTCACACTTGAGGCGAGAGAATATATCAAGAGTGTGGAGAGAAGTGCCGAAAGATACTTTCTCTGCCACCTTGTTTGGCTACAATGCTAGGATTGTTAGTTGGTGTAAAAAGTGTAAAGTGTACAAGCCACTAACTGCTTTTTATCTTAAAGATGAAACAGAAAGAAAACACCCAAACGATGTTCGCACTAAATGTATTCCCTGTCATGATGAGCAAGTAGAGAGAGCAAGAGTTTTAAAGATTGTTGTTGCTCCCTCTAATTTAATTGAATTTTTTATTAATGATGAAAGTGATAATTATGGAACACTATTTGTGGGTAGAGAAGTATCGTCCACAGACGATTGATGAATGTGTATTACCAGAGGCGATGAAGAAAACCTTTAAAGGTTTCATTGCTTCTGGCGAACTGCCAACATTCTTATTTACTGGTACAGCTGGTGTAGGTAAGACCACTGTTGCCAAAGCACTCTGCAATGAAGTCGGTGCAGAGTTTATTATGATTAACGGTTCGGACGAAGGTCGTTCGATTGACGTTATTCGAACAACAATTAAAGCATTCGCTTCCACTATCTCTTTGACTGATGCTAAGAAAGTTATCATCGTTGATGAGGCAGACTATATGAATGCCGATTCGGTTCAACCTGCTCTACGTTCACTCATCGAAGAGTTTAGTAATAACTGCCGTTTCATCTTTACATGTAACTTTAAACATCGTATCATTGAACCACTCCACAGTCGTTGTGCTGTTGTGGACTTCAAGATCGATAACGCAGATAAACCTAAGATCGCTGCTACGTTCTTCAAACGTGCAACTGAAATCCTCAAAGCAGAGGGTGTCGAGTTTGATCAGAAGGTTGTTGCTGAGTTAGTGACCAAACACTTCCCTGACTATCGTCGTATCCTTGGCGAGCTTCAACGTTATTCTGTGTCAGGTAAAATTGACTCTGGTATTCTTTTAAACCTAAGTGACGAAACCTTCCGTGAGTTGGTTGAGTATCTCAAAGGTAAGAAGTATCCAGAAGTTCGTAAGTGGGTCGGTAAGAATGCAGACTTGGGTACTGCTCACATCTTCCGTGAGATGTATGATAAATCCACTGATGTAATCGATCAAGGTTCCATCCCTCAGATGGTTGTAACTCTCGCAGACTATCAATATAAAGCTGCATTCGTTGCTGACCAAGAACTAAATATCATGGCTGCTCTGACAGAGATCATGGTGCAATGTAAGTTCAAGTGAGGACGATATGGATTTTTCAGATTTTATTGGTTACTTTTTAGTTTTCATTCTTGGACTTGTAGTCGGCTGGATTCAGCGTGAACGTGTAGCCATAAATCGGGTAGAGACTTTATTTAAACATTTTGACGATATCCCACATGGCGAAGAAGTTGACGATGAACGAGATGATTACATTAGACTTAATGTTGAGAAACATAATGGTGTAATTTTTCTTTATAATGCTGAGACCAATGAGTTCGTTGGGCAAGGTAGTACCAAAGAAGAAATTAAAACTGCATTAAAACGTAAGTATCCAGAGGGCAGGTTTGCCGTAGAACAAGAAGGCATTGTTCATCTTGAAAGTTTATCATGAGAAGCCCATTTGAATACATAAAAGCTGTCACAGAAACAAAGGAGAATCTATTCAACAGTGACCCTTTGGCGACCAAGGAATATAATGCCTTTATCGTCAACAGAGGTCTTTCATACTACATGGATACAGTGATGTATGCCAATGAGATGAACCGTCTTCACCACATTCCAAAAGAATGGCAATTTCAGTTTTTGCTAAATAGTATTAGTCGGAAAAAGCGTTGGTCCAAGTGGAACGAAAAAGCCACCAAAGACAAACAGCTTACTCTGGTAAAGGAATACTTTGGCTATTCCAATGAAAAGGCGAAAGTTGCTATGTCTATTCTTAGCGATGAACAACTGAAACAAATAGAAGAAAAACTATATAAAGGTGGAAGACGATGACTGTTGAAATGATTTATTACGACTGGACTCCAGAGTCTATGTTGGAAGTGCTCTTACCAGAGCCAGATAATTTTCTAAAGGTTAGAGAAACTCTAACACGTATTGGTATCGCATCCCGCAAGGATAAGAAGCTATATCAATCATGCCATATCCTACACAAACAGGGGCGATACTTTATTGTCCACTTCAAAGAACTGTTTGCGTTAGATGGTAAAGAATCCAATATTACCGCAAACGATGTAGAACGTCGTAACACTATTGCTGGTCTTTTGCAAGATTGGGGATTGTTAAAGATCCTTCATAACGAACGAGCAGACCAAAAAGCATCCTTGTCCCAAATTAAAGTTGTTTCTCATAAAGAGAAAAACGAATGGGAGTTGGTACCTAAATATAATATTGGTAAGAAGAAGTAATGAAAATCATTATATATAAATAATGATATCATTTAGAGGTTACCGCAAGTCGTTTTGCTAAGTAGTCAACTACCGCCTTGGTAGTGTTAACAGGAGACGATTATGTGGACTAAACCAGAAGCAACTGATATGCGTTTTGGATTTGAGATTACGATGTATATCGCAAATCGATAAGTCCCACTCGGGATGGGAAATAGGTCTCCCCTACCTTAGGAGCGTACTAAAACGGACAGACGATACTGTCGCTGGAGGAACGTAACCAGTACTTTACCGATACGCCTTCGGGGTATCATTTTTAAACTCGCTTAATAGGAGAATATGAAATGACTAAGTTCATTCCAGATAATATGTTGCACCCACAGTTCAAAGACTTCGACAAATTCTTTGTTGGATTCGATGATCAATTGAATCGCATGGCAAAGTTCCATGACGACTTCACCAAAAATATCCCCAACTATCCACCTTACAACATCAAGAAGACTGACGAGAACAAGTACGTCATCGAGATGGCTGTTGCTGGCTTTGCGAAGCATGAGATTGAGATCGAGTTTGCACAAGACAAACTGATTGTCAAAGGTAATGCAACCGAAGACCAAGAAGCTAAGGAA